CTGGTTCAAGTAGAGCCGCCGAAAAATGTTCTCTTGGGCGGGGATCTCTTTGGCGCGCGCCGCCGCGACGCGCATTTCGTCGAGGCTCCGGAAGTCGCCGAGCGCCGGGTTGGCGGCGTGCCACACGCGCTCGTCTGTCCAATCGGCGTCGATCGGAGCCTCGTACAGAATCGGCAAAAACGACGGATCGATCGCGGGATCGTCGCGCACTTTCACGGCGTGCGCGTAGAGCTCCCACAAGATCGAGTGGCGATCGTATCCGGCCGTCGAGATCGCGATGATCAGCGGTTGATCGCGCGCGCCCGTCGACGAGGTGAGCACGTCCCACAGATCGCGGCTCGGCGCGGCGTGCAATTCGTCATAGATCACCCGCGAGGCGTTGAAGCCGTGTTTCGAGTACGCCTCCGCCGAGATCGCGCGGTAAAAGCTCCCCGACTTCCGGTGGACGATCCGCTTTTGCGAGTCGAGGATCTCGACGCTCGCGTAGAGCTCGGGATCGTTCCGGATCATTTGCGCCGCGACGTTGAACACGAGCGCCGCCTGATCTTTGTCGGCCGCCGCCGAGTACACCTCGCCGCCGATCTCGCCGTCGAATAGCAAGCCGTCGAGCGCGAGCGCCGCCGCGAGCTCGGTTTTGCCGTTTTTGCGCGGCATCATCAGCAGGCAGGTTCGATACACCCGCCGCCCGGCGCGATCCGTTTTGAACAACGGGCGCACAATGTCGCGTTCCTGCCATGGGCGGAGGTTGAACGACTGGCCCGCGAACGGGCCCTTGGTGTGTGTGAGTTGGTTGATCAGCCGCACTTTTTGCGCGGCCATTGCTTCGCGAGGCGGCACCGTGATATTCCTTTCGGTGCCGTTGCTTGTCCACGAGCGCGGCGTTCTTGCCTCGTCGCGGCGGCCGGGAGTGATTCACCCGGCCGTCGCCCTTGCTACAGTTTCACGGCGTGCCCGCCGGTGAACGCCTCCCATCGATCGATCGTGATCTGCACGTACGAGGGCTCGATTTCGATGGCCCGACACGACCGATCCAGTTGTTCACTCGCGATCAGTGTCGTACCAGATCCGCAGAAGGGCTCATATACATCCCCGGGCCACGATTGCAGTACGAAGCGCGGGAACTCCACAGGGAAGATCGCCGGGTGATCGATCTCGTGCCCGCCAGCTACACGGTTGATGCGGATAACCGAGTCCGCGATTTTCGTTGGTTGCGCTAACGCTTCCGGTGACGAGAACTTACGGCAGATGCCGTCCGCGCCGCGCATGGTGGATGCGCCCTCGGTGCGCTTGATGATGTTCTCGGCCTGCTTCGGGATCCACTTCGCGGGCCGTACGCCCGCCTTGTTGAAATGAAACACGAACTCATGCGAGGGCGCTAATCGTCCGTTCCAATCGCCGGGAAGTCCGTGTCCTTGGTCCCATACGTACCACCCAAAGAAGCGCCATCCGTGCTCGCGCATCCAAGCGATCCAGCCGTCCCAATATGCTCGCAACTCACCATCGCGATGAATTAATCCAAGGTTTACGAGCACCTGCGTCGTTCCGTGAGCGGGCAAATTCGCAAAGACGCCGACCATGAGGGCGTGCCAATCCTTAATCGCCTCGCCATAGTCTCGTTGCTGCCCGTAAGGTGGCGACGTGAACACCAGATCGGCTTTGTCCTCGCCCATCACCCGCGCCACGTCGCCCGCCACCGTGCTATCCCCGCACAGTAGCCGGTGCCGCCCCAACTCGAACAGATCCCCTCGCACGATCGTCGTCGCCCGCACCGGCGGCACCTCGTCGGCCTCGACGTGCCCGCGCTTGTGCGTGCCGAGCGCGGCGAGCTCCGCCGCCGAGAACCACGGCTGCAAGTCGAGCCCGGCCGCCCGATCGGCGCTCAATTGTTCCACGTGCCACTCGGCGAGCTCGGCGGCGCGGTTGTCGTACATGGCGAGCGCGCGCTTCTGTTCGGGCGTGAGGTTGCGCCGCCGTACCGCGATGAGCTCGTCGCCGTCGGCCTCGACGACGCGCACCCGCGAGATCCCGGCCGACGCCGCCGCCGCCGTTACGCCGTTCCCCGCAATGATTACGTTGTCCTCGTCGATCACAATTGAGCGCGCCGCGCCGACGGCGGCGAGCGACTCCGCCACCATCGCGAGGTTGCGCGCGTTGTGTTTCCGCCGGTTGAGCGGATCGGCGACGAGCGCCGCGAGGCTCAGATCAGTTTCCACTTTTGCCCACTCAGACGAGGCCGCCCCACTTCGAGACGGGCTCGACGCGCCCGCCGCTCGGCGCTTTCGACAACCGCGCGCGCCCGCTCGGCGTCAACCCGAGCTCGGCCCACAACCGCGCGCAATTGCTGAACGCCGCGTCGGCGACTTTCAAATACGGATTGAGCATCGGCGAACCGTCGCCGCGCTTTACCACCATGCCGCCCGCGCGGATCTTGGTTTGGGCATCCTGTAGTCGGCTCCATTGCTGACACAACGCGAGCAGCACCGAGCGTTCGGCCTCGGTGACAATCCCACACACCCGCAACAAGGGCGCGAGCCGGGCCCACTCGCGGATCGCCGTCGGATCCTCGTCGAGCTCGGGCGGCGGCGTATCGAACGAGGGCCCGGCGGGCTCGGGTGTCGGCTCGTCGAGGTTGTAGCGCCGCTTGCCCGGATTGCCGCGTAGCACCCGTACCGCCGTCGGGTGCGGGCGGCGGCCACTATTCCAGTTACCCGGCACCGGCACGCCTCCTACCCGCCTCTACGGCCTCACATGGGGCCCTCGGGCCCTCGACGCCCTCGGCACCCGTCGGCCACCCCTCGATTACCTCGACGGCCGCGCCGCGCTCGGGCGAACCACCAAAAACTGCGAAATTCCGCACGTTGACGGGCCCCGGTTCGGAGGCAAAATTTTCCAGTGTCGGTTGTCCCCCCCGGTGGAAGTTTTGAAAGCTCGACGGCGCAGGCGGCGTTGTGGGCGGTTTCGATCTCGGGCGATTGAGAGTTCGACTCGTTCGGCGTTCGTCTCGTGTTGGCTCGCCTGAGGCGTACGCGCGGCGGTGTACGCCCAATCCGATATCGGCGGTTTCCTTACAGGCCTGCGTTGGTTTTTCTCGTGTGACACTGGCGGCACAAGGACTGCCAATTGTTGATCTCGTCCCACATGAGCCGCTCGTCGCCTCGGTGCGGAATGACGTGATCGACGTGCGCCGCAGCCGTGGTTCGGTGTTCGTCAAAGCACCGCGAATACACCGGCGGTTGGTGGTTGGGCCGTTGGCCGCACAAGGGAAACCGATCACGAAACCGTTTCGATCGGCGTGCCCATCGGGCGGTATAGCCGCGCTCGCGGGCAGTTCCGCGCCGTTTGTCGGCGAGCTCGGCATGGAACGAACATCGGCTCGATCCCTCCTCGACGAGCTCGCCGCACGGAAACTCGGCGCAGGCGTGTTTGGCTGCGCGCGGCACAAGTTAGTGCACCTCAGGTTGGGCACTCGACACGGCACGCGGGCGGCGTGGTGGTTTCGGCGTTTCGCTTACCGGCTCAAAGTCGAGCGCGGGTTGCTGTTTGTCGAATGTCAGGAACCGTTGCTCGCCGTGCCACCGGCAGACGTATTCGAGTTGATCGCGATCGATCGGGCCGACGCTCGCATAGAACACGAGCGCGTAGCCGTCGACGTTTTTCTCGGTGCGCGCGCGGACGCTCGTGATCTCGGCGTCGAGGAGCACCGCCGACGGATCCGGGATGTCGGGCGTGGCGTAGATCAGGATCCGTTGGTTCGGCACGCGGATCGCGAACTCGATCGACTTCACGATCTCTTTTTGCGATCCATCGTTGAGCCGAAAGAGCTCGGCGTGCGCGTCGAGATCGAGCGCCGAGGCGAGCGCGGCGGTGAGCGGTTGCACGCGCAACGTGAGATCGATCATTTTGATCGGATCGCCGTCGCTCGTTTTTTCGATGCGATGCCCGATCGCGTCGAGGTAGCAGCCGATTTTGTCGTCATCAAAGAGTCGCATGGTGATCTCCTCGTGTTGCCGATCCATTTCGTGTTCCCGGCGCGACGACGATCGGCGGCATCGTGCCCGAGCGCGAGTATCAAGAGGGCGCGCACGCTCGACGGGACGCGGCCCACCACGAGCGCGCGCGCCTGCGCCTCGTTGATGTGTAAATAAAACTCCGTCGTCGGTTCGCTCATAAGAGCTCAACGAGAAACACGTCCTGCCGCTTTTGGCCGTTGTGCGTGCCGAGGGTGTGGCCCCAATTCGAGGTGACGATCGCGAAGCGGCCGTCGGGCGACACGTTGTGGATCGGTTGGTTCCAGAACGAGTTTTCAGGCGTCCAGCGGCTTTGATGGTGGCAGAACCGATTGACGAGCCCGGAGCCGTCGACGGCGATCGCGATGATCTCATCGTCCCACGCGCGCGGCCCGACGGGCCCGTTGTCCTCGACGGCGTACCGATACGTCGAGGACACGAGCGGCATCTGCGCGTCGGGTGTCGCGGCGCGCCAATTAGAATGTTCCGAGAGGTACATCACTTTCGGCCGGAGCACGTCGGGGATCAAGTTGGCGGTTTTCGTCGGATCGGCGATGGTGCGGATCTGCCATTGCGCCGCGTCCCACTCAGTAGCGCCGGTGCAACAATCCTGATTGATCGAGATCCCGTACCCGAGCGAATCGTGGCCGTGATAGAGCGTGTTGATCGGCGTGAACGTCTGATCGATCACGTCCCACACGAGCACGCTCCCAACGGCGGCGGCGTTCGGCCCGGCCGGGTAGAGAAACACGTACCGATTCGAGCGATCGATCGACAACGAGTGCAACGGGAACGGTGGAAACCCTTCGATCGTGTTCGTGTCGAGCAAGCCGCCGGTGGAGTGATAGACGTAGTGGTGCGAATCTTGCCCGGTGCCACCGAAGAACACGATCCACACGTCGTCGTCGCTTGTCAGAATGCCGCCGACGTACGTATTCGACGCGAGGCCCGGCACGAGCTCGTCGAGGTTTTGCACCGTCTCAACGCTGCCGGTGTCGAGGTTCCACCGTTTGACGTTGTGCACCGACGTACCGTAAATCGCGAACGGATCGACGTACGAAAACGCGGGCTCGATCTGGCTCGCGATCTCGGCGGTGAGGTGTGCGACGTGTTCGCCGTCGAACGAGAAAAAGACGGCACCGCCGCCTTCGTTCATGGTTAAAAAGATCGAGCCGTCGGCGTTCCACGCCGCGAGGTGTGAGTTCGACGGCACCCGGAGCGCCGAGCCGCCAGCGGTGCGTTCGTCGCTCGCGCGCCACATCCGCGAGCCGAACGTCGGATCGCGAAACGCGTACCCGGCCGGGCCGACGGATGGTGGCGGCACCGGCGGCGGCGCGGGATCGCGATCGGAGCGCGAGAGGTAGAACGGCTCACCGGGCCCCGGCGGGATCGGATCGACTTGGTTATCCATCCACCCGATCACATCGACGAGCATTTGTCGCGCCTCTTGAATCGTGTTCGGAACAGTCACGGTTTCCCCAATTCCGCGTGCCAGCGATCCGGCGCGCACGTATAGCCGCACAACCCCTCACCGCATCGCGGATCCTGCAAGATCCGAATCGGCCACCCGTCGGTACAGATCAACGAGTGCAAATGGAACCGATGTTTCAGATCGCCGTCGAGGGTGCACGCGCTCGCGGCGAGCGCGGCCCATAACAACCCGCTCACAATCGGGTAGTAACTAAATCCGCGAGCCATCCGGCCGTCGGCCGCCGTTGCCGAACCCCCAAATTTTCGTGCCGGTGTGTTTCACGTTGTCGTCGGTGCAGGCGAAGTACCACCCGCGACACTCGGCGTCCTCGGGTGTCATGGCGGGCCCGCGCGCTACCCACACGCCGTTGATCAGATCGCTTTGCGGGTTGCCGTCGAACATCAGCGTCGCGAGATCCTCCCAATAGCGGAACTTGTGCCCGTAGGGTTGTTGGCCGAATTGCCACAACGTGTCGACGGCGCGATCGCACGCCTCTTGTGTCGTCCAGTTCGGATCGCCTTGGTAGTTGATCCCGTCGGTGGAATAGTTCAGATCGTCGTACCACCCGAACCGGCCGCGCGGATCGCCGTCAGCAAACCACGAGGTGACATGCGCCGAGTAGTGTTGCCAGCAGGTTTTCCCGGCGGCGTGCGCGCGATCGCCGACGTGTTTGTGAATCGTCACCGCACCGGGCCCGGGCACGTTCCACAAGTCATACTCCCACGCGGGCACGAACTCGTCGGCCTCGTCGAGGAGCACGTCGAGGAGCGGATCGACGTACGCCGCGAATTGATCCGGGTTCATGTCGCGCGGTTGATAGAGTTTCGACGCGAGGTTGAGCCCGACATACGGCACGTACTGATGCACGAGGCGGCACGTTTGCTTGAACTGATCGAGCGTGCGCCCGAACCCTTGAATCGAATCGGGCGGCGACAGATACAGATGCGTATAGCCGTAGCCTGCGTACTTCGTGAGGTACTCGTGTTGGAATTTCTCCGGGTACCGATCGACGAACCACGACAAGATCCGCTCGGGATAGCGCGAACTGACACCGGGGATCATCGGCGCGCCGGGCATTTCGACGCCCCACGCGTCACCGCGACAGTAGTCTCGATCGACGGGCGCGGCGTCGCCGTACCACGGCAACGTGGTTGCCCACGGCACGCCGTCACGATCGGCGCGCGGGAGCGGGAGCGGCAACGGCGGCCGGATGATCACCGGCGGCGGCGCGGGTTTGCCCGACGCCATGCACGCGACGACGGCGGCGGCGCTCATGCCGGGTACACCGTGCCCGAGCCGAGGAGATACACGTACGCCGGATAGTCGGGATGTGGGCAGAACGTCACCGTCGAGCCGCTCACCGTCGCCCGCTGATATTGCTTGTTCTCGCCGTCGAC